AGACCGACAATGTCGCGGCCGGCGACACCGTCACCGTCCAGGTGAAGGACATGGGCCTGTGGAAGGTCGGCGCCGCCGTCACGGCCGGCGACCTCCTCACCCCCGACGCCACCGGCAAGGCCACCAAGGCTGCGGCCGGCAATTTCATCCTGGCCCAGGCCATGGAGGCCGCCACGGCGGCCGACCAGGTGATCCACGTCCAGATCATCAAGGCCGGCTTCGCGTCCGCCGGCAGCAACACCTAATAGAGAGGAGACGAAGAAATGAATAGCAGAAACACCAACGCCGGCATCCAGGCGGCCATCGCCAAGGGTTGGAGGCCCAACGCGTACCTGACCAACATGTCCATGGCCTTCTTCCAGGACCCCGGCGATTTCGTGGCGACATCCATTTTCCCCATCTGCCCCGTGCAGTTGTCCGCCAGCTATTTCTACACGTTCAGCAAGGCCGACCTCGCCCGCGACAACGTGCAGCGCAAGCCCGCCTACGGCAAGGTGCAACCCGCCATCATGGGCCAGGAGGACAACAACTACAAGTGCGAGGTCGACCAGGTCCTGGTCGGCATCGACCAGATTGCGCAGCTCAACTACCAGCGCAGCCACGCCCCCGGCGTCGCCGACCCCCGGCGGGCCAAGGTGCGCTTCGCCTCCGAACAGATGCTGCTCCATCAGGACATCGTCTTTGCGTCCAAGTTTTTCAAGGCGGGCGTGTGGGCGAATCAGCTGGAGGGCACGACCACCGGCTCCGGCAGCGGTGAGTTTATGAAATTCACCGAGAGCGCCTTTGACCCCGTGGCCTTTTTCGACGAAAGGGGCACCGACATGAAGCGCAACGGCCGCCGTCGGCCCAACCGCCTGGCCCTGGGCGCGGAGGCGTACAACGCCCTCAAGAATCACCCCGCCATTATGGAGCGCATCAAGTACACCGGCACCACCGCCAACCCCGCCAAAGTCACCCCGCAGGTGCTGGCGCAGCTGTTCGGCGTCGAGCAGGTGAAGGTCGTGGAGAGCACCTACAACGCCGCAGGGATCGGCCAGGACGCCGACATGCAGTTTATCTGCGACAGCAAGAGCGCCCTCCTGTGCTACGCCACCCCCAGCCCCCAGATCGACGAACCCTCCGCCGGGTACATTTTCACGTGGGACATGCTGGGCAACGGCAGCGCCGTCGCGTTCGATCAGTTTGAGGGCGAAAAGGGCACTCATTCCGAGTTTGTCGAGGGGCTCATGTCGTCCGACATGAAGAAAACCTGCGACGACCTGGCGCTGTTCATGCACGATTGCGTGTAAAGGAGGGGCGAAAATGGGCGTTTTCACCTGCACAAAGCCCGCCACCTTCGCGGGCGTCAAGTACATGCCGGGCGACACCGTCCCGGCGGAGGCCATCCCGGCCGACCGGGTGGGCGCCGTCATCCGCCTCGGCCTGATCGCAGAGGCGCAGCCGGCCGCAGAGGCCCAGCGGGAGCCGGAGCCCCCCGCCACCACCACGTTCACCGTCCCGGTCACGTTGGAGGACGGGACGGTCTACGACGCCACCGTCACCCCGGAGGCCGTCGTGGAGCTTGTCGCCGTCCTGCAGACGACCGTGGAGGGAGCCACGGCCCGCGTCAAGGCCATCACGGACGGCACGGCCCTCATCCTGATCGACGCGTGTGACAGCCGGAAAACCATCAAGAAAGCCGCGGCCACAAGGGCCGCAGAGCTGGAGGGCAAGCCCGGCACCGAGGAGACCGGCGGAGGGGAGCCCCCGGCCGGAGGGGAGGGCGAATAATGGCGCAGCTCGCCTACAGCTACGACCCCGAGAAAATCAAAGAGCCCGGCAAGGACAAAATGCGGTTTGAGCTGGGGGACACAATGGTCGAGGGCGGCGTCGACACCTGTGCGTTGACCGACGCGGAATACACCGCCATCATCGAGGCGACGCCCAGGTGGAAGCGGGCAAAGCTGCGCTGTTTGGAGAGCATCCTTTTCCGTTTCATGTATGAGGTCGACACGGACGTCGGCGAATTGTCCCTCGCCCTTCATCAGCGCCGGGAGGCATGGAAAGCCATGCGGGACGAACTCAAAAAGGAGATCGAGAGCGCCGCGCCGGTCGCCCACCCGCAGGCAATCTGCGGCCCCCATTATTTCCACGCGGGAATGATGGAGAACCGCCGGGCAGGCGGGACGGAAGGAGGGCCCGGCCATGTACTTCCGCCCCGGTAACTTAATCAAGGATTTCGTGGTCGAGCCGGTCAGCCGTGTCAAGAACAGCAAAGGACGGGCGCAGACGACCTACGACACCGAGACGCGCGCCATTTTGCGGGGCGTCATCGCCAGCGCGGACCCCAAAGCGGTCGCCAGGTACAGCCAGACCGGCCACCCCTGCACCCACCAGATCGTGCAGCGCGGAGGAGAGGCGGCGAAGCCCGGCGACCGCCTTGTCCGCGGGCGCGCCCATTATTACATCCTCGGAGTGGATAACGTGGCCGCCATGGGCGTCGCCACCATTTACTACGCGGAGGAAAGGCTGGACCTGGACGATGGAAGTGAGCTTTAAGCAGATACACCAGCAGGTGCTTCAGACCATAGAGCGGCAGGCGAAAAGCCGGACCATCAGGGCCGCCAACGTCATCAAAAAGGCTTCCAACGCCGTCCTGTCCAACGCCGGCGGCCGTTCCGGCAAGATTTACCGAAAACCGCACACGTCGAGCACTTACCGGGCATCAGCCCCCGGAGAGCCCCCGGCCCTCCGAACCGGCCACCTCCGCGCAAGCTGGCGGCCGTTGCCCATTTCGGAAATGGCCGGGGGCGGCAAGGTCTACACCCCCGGCATCCACACGGACGTCCCCTATGCGCCCATGTTGGAGGACGGGACCCCGAAAATGGACGCCCGGCCGTATGCGGACAAGATCAAACAGGAAGCCTGGCCGGAGGTCAAACAGATTTACGAACAGCCGTATTTTTAACAGGAAGGGAGGGAAAAGCCAATGGAGCTGTTAAGCACATCAGGCGCGCCGGTCATCAATGCGGAGGCCATCGCCAAGGGCGACCTGATCCGGGCCAAGTATTCCGCATGGACGGAGGAGCGCAACGGGCAGGTCGCGGCCGTGACACGGGATGAAATCCGGGTCATTTGGCAGCCGAACATCCGCAACGTGACCAACTTTTTCAGCATTTTCGCCGCGGAGCTTGCCGACGGCCTCTGGACCGTGAAATGGTCGCCGGATTTGGAGACCGTCCACGTGTACCCCGTGCCGGAGGAACCGGGAGAGCCCAGCGGGCCCGGAGACGGTGACGGCGGCGTCGATGGATGAAGCTGGAGGAATTGCTTTATAGCCGAATTTCCGGCGCAGAATACGGCAGCCCAGGGCTGGCCTCCTTCGATGGAGCGCCGGCCATTTTTTTCGGCCCGTGCCCGGAGGACACCGACCGGGGCTGGAAGGACGGGCGGCAATATCCGCGCATTAGTTACAGCCTCGACCTCCGGGGCGACCCGGAGCGGCAGACCGCCGGCACCCTTTTCGTTGATGTTTGGTGTACCGAGGACGGCCCGGCCCCAGAGGACATCGAGCCTGTCCTGCGCGCCGTTTTGTGCGGCGTCATCATGGCCCCGGAGGGGGACAACCCCTGCAGCTTCGCCTGGCAGGCGTCGCAGACGTTCCAGAGCGCACGGGAGACCAAAACGGACAAGGTCATCGGCGTCACCGTGACCTTCGACATGATCGCCTTCCCGGAGCAAATCACCAGCGACCCGGACCCCGTCCTTGCCATGATGAACTTCATCCGGGCCGAATACCCGGAGATCACCGTCATCGGACAGAACACCCTCCCGGACTTCACAGAGCCGTCGGAGGAGCACCCGGCCGTGTATTTCCGGCTGGACGGGTATGAGCTGGGCCGGGAGACCCACACGGTCGCATGGCTGGAGGGCGTCATCGCCTGCCACGTGTTCGCGCCGGGGGCCAGCGCCCGACAACGGTGGATCAGGGCCCTTGTGGATAACCTCGCGCGCCGGGGTGAGGTCATCATGCTGGACACGTCGCCCATGTTCCTGCGGCGGATCGCCGCAGACAACACCCTGGACCCCCTGGCCGCCGGGCAAATCCGCCTGGGGGCCACCTGGGGGATTTTGAAATATCCCGCATACGCCCACGGGATCAACCACGTGGGCACATCAGCCACAAAACAACAGCAATAAAGGAGGTCAAAAAATGGCAGCGAAAGAAGCCAAGCAGACGGCCGGCACCACGACCGCGCCGCAGTACACAGCCGCGGAGCTGGCAAACGCCGCGCAAAAGGTTTTCGGCGTCCCCCAGGACGTCGCCACCGCGGCCCTCCGCATGGCCGGCGTTAAGGCCGCCACCATCGAGGAGGCCAAGAAGATCGTCCAGGACTTCGCCAAGAAGGAGGTCAAATAATGGCTGGCACGTTCATCATCGGCGAGAAGAAAACCCGCCCCGGCGTATATCAGCGCCGGTATAAGACGGGCTCCGTCGTCGCCGGGGCCCGCAACGGCATCGGTCTGGGGCTGATCCGCGCGAATTGGGGCCCCCTCAATACCGTCGTGGATTTCACCCCCGACACCAACGTCAACAGGATTTTCGGCAGCGGCAACACCGAGGGCCTCATCACCGAAATGTTCACCGGCGGCATGACGTCCGGGCATTTCGTCCGCGTGGGCACCGGCGGCACCGCCCCCACCATCACCCTGCAGGATGACGCCGGTGCTGACGTCGTCAAGATTACCGGCGCCTATGTGGGCGACCGGGCCTTCACGGTCAGCATCCGGGACAGCCTGACCGGCGCGGGCCGGGAGTGCGTTTTTTATGAGGGCACCACCGAGTTTTGCAAGATCACCTTCGAGGGCGGGGAGAAAGAGCCCGACGCCCTGATCGCAGCCATGAAGGAGGCCACCACCGACTTCATCGCCACGAAGATCGACAACGGCAGCGGCGTCATGGGCCCCTGCACGCAGACGGCCATGACGCCCGGCACGCAGCCCACCACCTCCCCCATGGAGTACAGCGCCGGCCTGGACGCGCTTTATTGCGTGTTCGGCAACGCCCTTTGTGTGGACACGGACGACGTCGCCATCCACCTGTTGGTGCAGGCGTTCATCGACCGCATCTATGCCAACGGTTACTACGCCGTCGCATGTTTGGCGGAGCCCAAAAGTGTCGCCATCGACACTCGCATGACCCACGCCGCGGCGTACAACGACGAAAAGATCGTTTACGTCCTCAATTCTGCGGAGAACTCCGCCGGCGTCGTATATGAGGGGTGGAGGATCGCCGCCCGCATCGGCGGCATGATTGCGGCCGTGGCGTCCAATATGTCCCTGACCCATACGGTCATTTCCGGCTTCGCCGCGTTGCATGAGACCCTGACGCCCAGCCAGATCGAAAAGGCCCTCAAGCGGGGCTGCCTGGTTTTGACCACCAACGCGGCCGGTCAGGTGTGGATCGAGCAGGGCATCAACACCCTCATCACCCCGGACGGGGACATGGACGAAGGCTGGAAGAAAATCCGCCGGGTCAAGACCCGTTTCGAGCTCATGCAGCGCGTCGCCGACGGCCTGGACGTGTTGATCGGCAAGGTCAACAACGACCCGGACGGCCGGGCCACCATTATCTCCAACATCAAGGGCGTCATTTCCCGCATGGTAGGAGAGAAGAAGCTCCTCCAGGGCGACGCCTTTGAGGACGAAACCAACCCCCCGCAGGGCGACAGCGCCTGGTTTGTCATCGAGGTCGACGACATCGACAGCGTCGAGTTTATCTACCTGGCCTACCGCTTCCGTTATGCCGCGGAGTAAGGAGGAGTAAAGCATGTATAACAACAGAGGCCCGCAGGACACCCGCTTCGCCGTCACCGGCAAGGACGGGGTCATTTACGACGGCAACGGCAAAATGCTGGCCACCGTCGAGAGTTACCAGGTGCAGGTCAACGTGACCAACGCCACCTACCAGCCCTTGGGCGACGCCCAGGAGCACAGCGTCCTCCAGTCGTACAAGGTCACGCTGACCATGTCGCAGGTCATCGTCGAGGATGACGACCTCATCACCGACGTCTTTGACATGATGCACAGCGGCCAGCAGCCCGACTGGACCTTCCAGGGCGTCGTGTACGGCCGCAACGGCAGCACGCAGCGCATGAACTACCGCGGGGTCGTGCCCGACGGCAACATCGACCTGCAGAACGTCAGCATCGGCGACATCATCAAGCGCGCCTGGAATATGGCCGTCAACGATCCGCCGGAGCTCCAGAGTATGCTGGCGTTGAACGCGGCGTAATTCCCCGGAGGACCGGGAGGCCAGCCCCCGCCAAGCAGGGCCCGGAAAAAGCGGAGAGCCCCTGCCGAAAGTGGGGTATATACAGACGCGGCCGCGCATCATCGCGCGGCCGCGTTGAATTTTATGGAGGTTTGAGTTTATGAGCGCAAGAGCAACGGCCGGACTGCCCGAAGATATGGAGCACACCCCCACCCCGGAGGAGGCGCAGGCGGAGGCCCGCGCCAACGAGGACGACCTGCTGACCGGCCTTTTGGCCGCGGCGAGTTACAAGGACGACGAAGATGAAAACGTCGAAATCGTCATCAGCCGCAGGGGCAAGGACCTCTTTTCCTTCCGCATCCACCCGTTGAGCGAGGACGACTTCAACAGGTGCCGGAAACGCTGCACCAAGTACGTCAAGAGCAAATCCCAGGCCGGCATCCGCGTCCCGGAGGAGGTCGACACCGTCAAGTATCGGTGCATGTTGATCTACGAGGCCACCGTCCCGGAGGACCGGGCCAAGGTATGGGACAACAAGAAGCTCTGGAAAGCGAAGGACCTGGCCACCGGCATCGAGGCCGTGGACATCCTCCTCAAGGCGGGCGAAAAGAACGCCATCTGCGAGAAGCTCGACGCCATCAGCGGGTATGAGCTGACCGAGGAGGAGGTCGCAAAAAACTAATAAAGGCCGGGGGCCGTGCGACGTTATTACACCAGATTTTTCAGCGGACCGGGATCATGCCGGACGTCGTCTGGAACGCGCCGCGCGGCGTCCGTGCCTTTTGCCTCGCCTCCATGATGGTCACATTGGAGAACGAAGAACACGCAAAGGAGGGAGGGACAAATGGCAGCTGAGACCTTCCGCATCACAGAGGAGCTGGTCGTCGAGGACCGAACAGGGCCCGGCTTTGAATCAGCCCGGCGCAAGGTCAGCCAATTCGACCGCACGCTCCAGGAGACCCAAAGCCGGCTGAACAAGATGACCGGCTCCAGGTGGAATGTTGCCTTCAATGCGGTGGATAAGGCCACCTCCGTCATCACCAAAGTCGAGGGCAAAATACGCAGCGCAGCGGGCAAAGCGTGGAATTTCACGGTCGGCGTGATAGACAAGGCCACCGCGCCCCTGCAGGGCATTTTCAACCTGCTTCGAAATCCGTTATTGCAGGCGGGCGCGGTTTTAGGCATATCACTCAGTGCGTCGGACGCAATTTCCACGTTTAGCGGATTTGAGGCGACCATGTCGAAGGTCAAGGCCATCAGCGGAGCGTCCGGGGAGGATTTCGAGGCATTGACCGCCCTGGCGGAGGAAATGGGCAAGACCACCAAATTCACCGCGCAGGAGGCCGCAGAGGGCCTGACATACATGGCAATGGCCGGGTGGAAAACCGAGGACATGCTGACATCGTTGGCCGGCGTCATGGACCTGGCAGCGGCGTCGGGGGAGGATTTGGCAACCGTTTCGGACATCGTGACGGACGCCATGACGGCCTTCGGCATGTCGGCCAGCGGCTACACCGAGAACGGCATCGCCAACGCCACCCACTTCGCCGACGTGCTGGCCGTCGCGTCGTCCAGCGCCAACACCAACGTCGCCATGATGGGAGAGACCTTCAAGTATGTCGGCGCGGCATCCGGCGCCCTGGGGTATTCCATCGAGGACGTCGCCCTGGGCATCGGGCTCATGGCGAACAGCGGGATCAAGGCGTCTCAGGCAGGCACGGAATTGAATTCCATTTTCACGCGTCTGTCGACCAACACCAACGGGGCGCGGGACGCCATCGAGGAAATGGGGATCAGCTTCTACACATCCACAGGCGACGCAAGAGAATTTGGCGACGTTCTGGGCGACCTGCGGGCAGCCACCCAGGGGATGACCAGAGAGCAAAAAATGAATTTTGCCAACACCGTCGCCGGACAGAGGGCACAGGCAGGCTTCCTGGCCATGTTGAACGCCACCACAGAGGACTACGCCAAATTGACCGAGGCCATCGAGGACTGCGACGGCGCAGCGTCCGAAATGGCCGGGACCATGATGGACAACCTGCAGGGCTCCATGACCTATCTGTCGTCCGCCGTGGACGGCGTAAAAATGGCGTTCGGGTCCAGATTGTCCCCATATTTGCGGGAATTTGTCGACTGGCTCACGTCAAAAATGCCCGACGTGGAGAGCGCCATCAACCGCGTCATGGACGTCGTGGACGAAAAAATCGCCCAGCTCAAGGGCACCATCGCAGAATTTACCAGCAGCGACGAATGGGCCAACGCCGACGTCTGGGGGAAAATCGCCATCGCCTGGGACAAGATCGTCGCGGAGCCGTTCTCCCAGTGGTGGGAGAGCACCGGCAAGCCGTGGCTGACCGAAAAGGTCGCGGCCTTCGGCGAAACCCTGGGCAGCGGGATCACCGCCGGCCTTTTGGCCCTTTTGGGGTTTGACGCCTCCGGCGCCGTCGCAGACGGCGCGACCATCGGCAAGAGCTTTTTTGAGGGCTTCAAATCCGGGCTCGACATGGACAAGATCAGCGAGGCGCTCACCGAATGGGCCAGCGACCACAAGGGCATCGTCGCAGCGGCCGGCCTCATGGCGGGCGGCAAATTGATCGGCGGCCTGGCCAAAGCGTTCCAGTCGGGCAAAAGCCTCCTCGGCGGCCTCACGGGCGGCGGCGGAGGCGGTGGGGGCGGCGGCCTTGGGTCGTTTGTGTCCACCATGACAGTCACGGCCGGCACGGTCATCGTCAACGGCGGCATGGCATCCAACGCCGCCAACGCGGTCAGGACCGCAGCGTCCGGGGGCGGTTTACCGGCCCTGCCAGGCGCGGCCGGAGGCGGGCGGCTTGCCCTTCCGGGACCGGCTGGAGGAACAGCGGCGGCCGGCGGCCTGACATCGGCGGGTAGCTGGTTAGGCAAGCTCCTCACCATGGGGTCGTCGTCCAGCGTCGTCGGAGCCGACGGAACGCTCCTCGCAGTCCAGGGGGGCATCGGAGGCACCCTCGGCAGCGTCGGCGGGGCCCTGGGCTCTGGGGCGACCACGGCCGCAGGCGCGGCAGCAGCAGGAACGGCAGCCATCGGAGGCGGCCTGCTGGGCGGCGCCGGTATCATCAGCGGCCTTATTGACATATTCAAGGGCACCCAAACCACCGGCAAAGAGGCCCAGGACAATTACGTCACCGGCGGCACAAAGATCGGCATGGTGGGCGCCGGGGCGGCCGCAGGCGCGGCAATCGGCTCCGTCGTCCCCGTGGTCGGCACAGGCGTCGGCGCCCTTGTGGGCGCAGGCGTGGGCGGCCTGGGGGCCATGCTGGGCGGCAGCAAGATCGGCAAAATGTTGTCGGACAGCCTGGACGAAGGGGGCTTGCTCAACAACGCGGGCAAGGCAATCGGCGGATTTTTCACCGAGACCCTCCCCAATTTCGTCACCAAATCCATCCCGGCGGCAATATCCAGCGCCGGGGAGGCCATCGGGGGCTTCGCGTCCAGCGTCGGGGAAATCGTCGGAGGATTTTTCACCGAGACGATCCCGACGTTTTTGACCGAACAAGTGCCCTATGCGGTCGGGTACGTCGTCGGCGCGGCGCAGGTATTCTTCACCGAGACGATCCCGGCCAAGGTCGGAGAGCTTCTCACAACCGTCGGGACGTTTTTCACCGAAACGCTCCCGACATGGGCGGAGGGCGTGGCGCAGCGTGCGACCACATTTTTCACCGAGACCGTGCCCGCGACCGTGGGGAACCTGCTGCAGAACGTCGGCAGCTTTTTCACCGAGACCCTGCCCGCATGGGCGGAGGGCATCGGCCAGCGGGCCGCCGTGTTC